TTAAGTACACTTATCCAAGTAGACACTAAGGCCTTAGCTACAAAGGAGCCAGCCCATGAAATCATACTAAACCTTCCGGCAGGATTGTTGGAATCGATGTTTGAAGAAGGAATAATATAAAGTTTGGGTTGATCACCCTCAAGGTCATAGACACCAAAGGCATCTTTACCATGAATGTAGTTATGATAGACAGTAGCGGTAGAGCTGGTTGTCTTTTGATTCTTGCTAAGCAAGAAACGGACACCATACAGTTCGCCCATTTCACCTCGATACAATTTCTTGACATCGGAGTAAACCTTGGAATTTATCCAAGTGCTATCAGCCAATAGGTCTGCTTTCACGAATGGACCAACTTTTCCGATGAAATATCCATCGTCATAGGTTGGAGCATACGCAGCTTCGAGAGTACGCACGACTTTGCGGATTTCAGCAGCAGATATAACATCACTTGCAGCGATGTCAGAGATTGCTCCTTTTCCACCAGCTAATCGGGCAGTACCACCCTCGAGAGCATTGTCACGAACGAGAGTATCTAATGTTTCCCTCATATTCTGTCCAAAGACAGCAATCTTTTCAGCATTTCTCACATCAACCGAGGTCAATGATAAGAAACGAGCGATTTTTGCAGCAGAACCGTACTCAGAAAGAGTGGCGGTGACTGTGCTTGAGGACAAAGATACCTCTGAAGGATTTGTACCTTCGGTCAATGGAGTGGTGGCGACAGACAACGGAGCATAACGATTGAAAAGAATTGTCTTTCCTTCGTTTTGACTTCGAGTTTGTTTCTGTGCGCCCTCTTCCATGACTTGTTCCCACTCATTTCTTTTGAGGAAAACCTTGGAGTACAAGGTCATCATCTCATTAGTGAGTGTTAGGGTTGTTTCAGCAGCCATATTTTTTAACTAAAAATTAATAAACTACGCCGTACTTTTCTTTGATTTCTTCAATACTCATATCTTCAACCGATTTCTCGGTTTTTTCGACATGACTTGAAGGTCTCATAGCAGACTCGGCAGCCTGTTTAGCGAGATTACTTTTTTCTGAAGCGACAGCATTTTCGACTGACTTAGAAAACGGTTTCATCATTTTAGCCACTAGGGCGGTAACCGACGTGTTAGGGTTTCCCACAACAGCGTTATAAACAGCCGTGGTAATACTTTCGTTCAAATCGGGGTCAAACTTATCACTTGAGGGGTCTAATTGTGGGTAGGCGGTAACAGCTTCTTTTGCCTCAGTATTGATGCGATTGATTACCTTTTCTTTTTCAATCTCCATCCTGGTTAAAGCTCGAAGGTCATCCAAAGTTAGTTCACGTTCACCACTACCCGAAGGGGGGATACTTGGCTCAAACCTGTTGAGTCCACCGGTAAACTCTTCTATCTTTGAGGATAGACTTTCGACTTGGTCTTGAAGTTGTTTTTTCTCCTTAACTAGCCCTCGGATACGTTTGCTCGCACCCGTCTCCCTTTTTTCACCATCCTCAGATTCAGTTTCTTCACTCTCGGGCTGATCGGCCCCAGAGGATTGACTCTCTTCTGATTCTAATGTCGCTTTTTCTTCTACTGGTGATGATTCAGCTTCGTTGTTTTCGACCTCAACGTTTTCGTTTTCCATCAAATTTGGTTCTTCTGACATTGCATATTGAACTGATAAACAGTGGTATAGTTCACCGAGACTCAAGCTCTCTACGGATCAGGTAAAAAGACTTGGATGAATGGCAGGTAGGAGGAACCTGCCACTCGTCTAAACCTTTTTTAAATCTTTTTTTAATTTTTTTTCTTTAGAATCGGTTGACCTTTTTTGTCAATTCCAATTAGTAACTTGTCCATACCAATGTAGATAGCGTGTTCTAGTTCACAAGATTGGCAAATTGCATAAGGACCTCTTTGTCGCCACTCGTGATAACCCTTGGGGACAAAGGAAAAGGACGGATTGTTAAAGTTCAGGACTTCGCCTTCACTGTTTTCTTCAGGATGCAGATGTGATTCACTATATACTTCATCTTTTCCAGTAGTGTCTTGCTTGGTTTGATATAAATTGTCTGGATTCTCATTTGTCATCCTTTATCTCCTCGACTACTTCCGAGGAGTCCTCCACCTTATTGATAATCGAATTTAGAAGACCCTTGGCTAAAGTAACCATAATGGTTCTATCGCCAATATCTTCCCGACTTAATCCGGAGTCGACAGCGACAGTTAATTGGGCATCGAGTCCTTCTTTTAGGCTTTGGATGTAATTTTTAAGATTAGTCCATACCTCCATTTGCGATAACGTGTGAAAAGCAGCGTCCTGGGGGTCTATCCCCTTCTTCTCCAATTCCGCGTTTTTTTGTTGTTCCCAAACTCCCTTAATACTGTGGAAGTCCGGCTTGATTGCTGGCATCTATTCCTCCTTGTGGCATGGGGGGTTGTCCGGGTTGAGCCGGTATTTGATTGACTCCCTCGTCCATTTGAGCCACTAAATCCATAAATTGTTGCTGATGTTCTTGCATAGCTAAATCGTCTTCTTCGGCAGGGCTTTTTTCGGCATCTTGGCTCTCGATAATCTCATCCCAATTATTGACGTTTTCAGACACAAGTTGGGTTAAGAGTTTGGTGAACTTAATGTTTGTCCCTTCCATCTTTAAGAGTTCAATCATAGGGGAAGTTACTCCGCCTTGGGGTGAGGGTTGGGCATTCTGAATTAAAAGGTTTAGAAGAGCTAAGACGTTGTCCTGTTGATTTTGTTTATCGACAGCAAAGGAAGAACCAGAGACCATTTCATAGTCGTAAAGAATAGAACCGGTTTGACCTTTGTTAATCTTTAGATTCCCTGTCTTCTCGTCATACTGACTTTGCATTTCAGGGAATTTCTTGAGGATTTGTTTCATCTCTTCTCCAAAGAGACGGACACTAATTGCCGAGCTTTGTTTTTGAGAGATAAGATTGACCATCTTTTTCATAATCTGATTGACGGCAATCTCGACATAGAACTTATCCCAAGCATCTCGTGAGTTTTCTCTGGCAGCCTGTTGTTTAAGGGCTTGGGGAGTCTTTCCAAATGAGCTATCGATAGTTGAGGAGACGGTGGTATCGGTGGTTCCAAATTGATTTAAGAGGGCCGCATTGGCACTCTGATAGATACTTTGAAAAGTTTGAATCCCTTGAGGACTTAACTGAATGGCTTGAGCCGCTAGAGCCGGATTACCCCTGGCAATCCAATTCGCTCCGGCCACCCGTTTAATCGATGAAGGAATGATAATGTCTTTGTTAAAGATAACCGGGGGGAAGATAGACATTTTAGCTGAATCTAAAGCCAGATTCCAGGCTGAATTCATCACATATTGCATTGACTTACCCCTTTCCACGTCACCCATACCCATAAAGTCTTCAAATAAGGGAATGGCCCATTTGTTACCTACTGGCAGCTCCCCTTCAATTCCTTTATTCTCACTATCACGGATAACTTCATAATCTGCTGCCGGAACTACATCTACCCACCTATCACGTTCATACATGGATAAGACTTCATAAAAGCCATCACCCTTAGTGCCACTAACACCGGCTTCCATATCCTCTTCACGTTGAGTTTTAGAATCTGAATCACGGTCTTGTTTATCACCGGTGCTTTCTTTAAGTTTTGTAATAACTTTATCGACATTCTTGTAACCATCAGCTTTGCGCAGTTTCTCGAAGAAAGAGAGGGGTTTCCATGACCGGACAATGATGTATTCCGAATCTTCGATTGAGGTTGCCCCTACCTGGGGGAAGATGTCCCAAGGGGAGATAAGCCACATATCCGGACCAACATAACCATTTTTTTTAACATCCCAATCCACCATGTAGAAAGCGTTACCGTAGATTTTGCTCATTCGGTGTAACATTCGAAGTTTGACAAGAAAAGGGAGTTGAGCGTTGGCATTAGGGACAACGTATTTATCCAGGATAAGGTTCATCAGAGCTGAGGCTCCCATATCATTCTTAGAAATTGCTTTCACTTTCCCAACAGGAACTTGTGCCATTACCCGAGCCTCAGACTCGATGATATAGGTGGAAATCTTGTGATCAAAGACTTTAGATTTGGTCGTTTCACTGATTTGGTCTTCTAAATTACCTAAAAACAAATTCTCGTGTTCTTTCCACATTTCCCTCTTATTGACGAGTGAATCATCAGCTGCTTGTCTCCTTTGTTTGATTGTGTTTGATATTGTGTCCATAAAAATACCCCCTGTTACGGGGGTTCACACCGCTTTCTATACGGTAAAAACTCTAAAAACTAACACCATTTGGTGGTCAACTGCTATATTATAACATAATTTAGCAGAATAAGCAATAGACTGCTAGTTTATAGCTAAGGTTTATCTGTGTTCTTATAGCGTTTAACCTTAACTATCTGAAGTGTTTTGATAACCGGTTCGCCATCTTTCATGGTTAAAGTAAAATTAGCCGAGCCATACTCTAGCTCTTGGGCTTTTCTTTCAACTATGGCATGGAATTCAAGTTTTTTGGGGCTTAGCATAATCTTCAAAATCTCTAAAAACAACATCACAGATTATTTTATTACTGACTCTTATTTCAAAGTAAAACACCCCATTAGGAACTTTAAGCATTTCTTCTGCTATTTTAAGATGGGCCCAGTTGTTTTGAGGTTTAGTTTCCATTAAATTTACATTAAGTTTAATCAATAAAGTCCTTTGTCATTAAATAACTGTTCTGTGGGGAAGTCGTCAATATCATCATCAACTACCAGTGAGTTAATCCCGTAACGGACAGCATCCATAGCATGATCAAAGCCTACATCAGGGACATTGATTATCTTTCCCTCTTTGTCTGTCTGCCATAAGTAGTTTCTGTATTCCTTGATTAGATTAAGACTGCGTTTAGTCATACTCATTCTTTGGTCTTGGACATAAGCTATCCCCTTAGAGAGCGACCCCTGACCTTTTAAGGCAGGTTGAATCATCACACCATAACTTGTTATCTCGTCTATCGACTTTGGTTCGGCACTATCAGCTATCACCAAAGCCTTGTCTTGATTGTTTAAAACATCAGCGATTTGTTTGTTACTTAATCCTTTTTGATAAGTGATTTCATCTAAGATAAACCCTCCGTTGTACTTGTAGATGCCTACGATAGCGGTAGGGTCATTAGAATACCCAAAATCGAGTCCATAGCGTTCTAAGCGTGCTTCATGGGGGACATCATCAATAATCTGCCAATCTTTATAAATCTTGCCTTCTACCTCACCTAGTAAGCCCTCACCGTATACCCTCCACCAGTTTTTATTACCCTTGCGAGATTCTATGGCCTGAACGATGTTTGGATCAAGAGCTTCGTTATCTTTGTAGGTAAGAATAAGAAAATCTACGTTATCTTTATCTTTAACTTCTGTGTAGAACCAATATTCTTGAACTGGGTTGTGATCTAGCCATATAATTTTCTTAGTACGAACTTCCAACTGAGTGTAGGTTTCATAGGATATATTATTAGCTTCATTAATAAACAACACATCTCTTCTTGGTCCCCTTACCTTCCCGGGCTGATCTGCTGAGAAGAACTCGATTCGACTCCCTGTTTCAAAAAGATAAACATAATCAGTCTTTGACCACTGAGAGTCTTTAAAGTACCCATGCCCCTCCATAATGTTAAGGAAGTCCCTTATTGCTCCTCGGCGAAGGTGAGGGAAAGACTCGCTAACTACCGACAATAACTCATTTTTGTGTGTTTGAGCATATTGAATACACCACAATAGAATTGAGATAGTCTTGCTAGCTGAAGTACCACCAGCTACACCTCGAATACGCTTTCTTAGAGCAAAGATTTTATCAGTAGCAGTTGTTTTAACGTATTTCATAATTTTGAAACTAAATCAATATCACTAATAACTTCATTACCCCAGACATCCCAACCATCAGTTTTTTGTCTAGCAAATAGTTCTATTCTAGGTAAATTACCCATAAGTTCTACTATTCTATTTCTAACTTCTTCTGGTTTTTCACTATGTCTTTTTCTTTCTGCTATAACTAATTGTTTTATATTTTTTATAATTCTTTGTGGTTTTCCTTTTACCCCAAGTAAGCAAATTTCTACATTACCCATAGTCCATCTACCCATATTAGAAATCCATTTACCATTTTTACTTTGTTTATTCCAACAAAAAGCAATAGTTTTATATTTGAAACCCCAAGATTTTATAACTTCTAATGCTTCTGGTAATAATGGAGAAGTTGCCCATATAAATAATACACAATTTTTATCAGTTAATTCATTTATTGGTAAATTACAAATATCTTTATTATTCATAACTGGATAACGAACAGAAGCACCAAAATATGCTGTACCACCACTTTTCTGTGTATCTTGATATTTCCAAGGTGGATCAGCATAAATAATCTGATATTTTTTCATTCAGCTTTCAACTCACCTAGTATTGGTGAAACATTAACTTGAACATTGACTTGAGAATCGGGTCTTTCAACTCCTAATAACATTCCAAGTCTTTTGTTATAGCTCTCTCTGGTTTTATGGTCGGGTTCTCTGTCTCCAGTAAAGTCATTCCACTTAGTTGCTTGATGGCCTTCTCTTAACTGATTGACATACTCATCTAAGCCAACTCCATAGACTTCTAAAATAGATTGAATGCTAACTTTTGCTAACTGTCTTGAACCTAAAACTCTGGCACTATGAGGATCAACGTCAGGGTGTAATTCTAAATATGCCTTACTAGCGTTTTTACCATTCTTTATCCATGTCAAAAAAAATAATACAAGGTCCAAATCACCTCCAAAGGCTATCTCTAATTCTTTTATACTCGGCTTGTCGTCTTTCTTGGCAGGTTTTAGTCCCATAGAGTGTTGAAATAAGTAACAAATAACTTTAGAGCTTCCTTTTGTTTTCCATAAGCAATCTTAGCTTGTTTGTTGAAGTTCCCCATGTTATTGACACTTTCGTCAAGACGATAGGGAGCGTCTATCCCTTCAGAGATGGTCTTAAGTATCTTTTTCCACTGTTTAAAAGTCATTCCATCTGGATGACTGATAGTATGCTTTTCTAGATACTTAATGGACTCGGATATGACCTTGGCTAAATATGTATCTAGGTCCCAAGTGTCTTCAGGACACCAACCATGTACACCTCTGTACATAAAGTTTTTTAGTTTCATTTTTTAGGTTGAATTAATAATTTTTCTAATTCCTGACATTTCCAATTTTGTTCATGTAACCACTCAATAATTTCTTTTCTAGTAAATTCGTAATCTTCTCTCTGTTGTTTAGATTGAAAGTAAGACCATAAACCATTAAATACCGCTTTCATTACTGGTGAATTAGTGTGAGTAAAAATAGACCTAAACAGTTTTTTAAATTCTTGTTTCTCTGTCATTTATTTATTCTCCTTTAATGATTGTAAAAGTTGTTCTAATTCCCTTCTTCCAACTGGCATAGATAATTTATCTACTAAATTCCATATCTCCTCTATCACTTCTTCTCTCTGTTGTTGGAGGGTTTTAGAGATAAAGTCTTTAACAAAAGGTTTGAAATCATATAATACCTCTCTACCTGACCCAATTTTCCCTGTAAGAACTGATAATTGTGGAAAGTTTTTATCAAACTCTTTCTCCCACTTATTGTTTGGTTTATTGGGGGAAGGTGTATTTTTAATGACATATATCATCTCCTTGGTCTGTTTTTTCGTAAGTTTTTTAGCATACTCACTATTTGGTTTGAATGGTTTATTTGGTTTCCCGTTAATTAAGTCAATAAATTTTTTTAGATTGTCTTTGTTTACTACTCTTTTCATTTTTTAACTAAATTTATAACTTCTTGTGCTATCCCATCATAGTCATAGAGACCTGTCATAGGGTCTTTATTGTGTTTTAGGATGTCTAGGAATAGTTTTCTGATAAACCTTCTAATACTAAACAAAGTAATATCATCACCACTTAAGAAAAACCTATCTATCTGTCCCCCAATTTCAAACACCTCATTTTGATACGATTTCTCTCTCATTTTGAGGCGATTCATTTCAGATAAGTCTACATTTCTATGCTTTTCTGGTTGCTTATCCTGGACAGATTTGTCGTGTTTCTTTGAACTGGTAACTAGATTATTTCTTGCTCCCAGTTTAGTATCAATAAAAGTAACATCCATTAGTCCCATCAATTCCATAAATTGCTCTACCATAGGCTTACCAGTAGCGATTATTTTATCTACTGCCTTCGAATAATCGTGAACGTTGGTGATTTTTTTAGTCTTCTTCATGTTTGCGTGATTGTTGCGTGATTGTTGCGCTTTCATTTTTCTGAGGGTAATATAACACCGTTTAGCAGTTATGTATATGTATTGCTAACGTACTGCTAATGCATAGTTAAACCTTTAATCAAATCTACTTTTTCACACTTCTGACAGGGTTCTATCCTTCCCCAAGATACCCATGCTTTTTCTACTTTACAGATGGGGCAAAGAACGTTACCGGCCTTATCGAGGATCGCTTCGTCTTGGTATTTTTTATTGACTTCGTTTAGTTTCATTGTCTATTTTTTCAAAAAATATATCTGAGATAGCCATAGCGTGTTTTAACATTTCATCTGATTTCAATTCTTCGATAATAGCTAGCATTTGTAATTGAAGATTAAGAAACTCATTGGCTAAATCAGTTTTTTTTCTCATATTTTTGAATGAAAATTTTATAATTTCTTTCTGTTTGTTCTCTTTCGTATTTCTTGGACCAGAGTTTGAAAGCTAATCTGTCTATTCGCTCTTGTAAGCCTTCGAGCATATATTCGTTTGTGGTTACATGGTTCATAATTTGCTTTGATAATATTTATTTTTCCACCACCCACTTAATGTTTGGATCGGTATAAAGGGCTTGTGATAAGGCCCACTTCATTTTCCAAACAGGTGTCATGGTGATTGGACTTTTAATTTCTAAATAAGTAAAAGTGCCGTCATTTTCCTCAATCATAAAGTCGAGGTAATAGTTGGCGATATGGACTCCATTGACATCAAGAGATAATTTAAACTGCTTTGACCAGTCTTTAATGTCTCCATTGTTTTTTAGTTGGTCGAGTTCCCATGCCTTTTCAGCCTCTTTCTTGCTCATGTAGGAAGTGCCATGATAAGCAGTCCTACGAGAATTGTATTTATTACCTCTTCTCTCAAAATATGTCATTCTTCCTCCTTTATGCCTAGTTCCACACCTGAATCTTCGATTTGTTTTTTCAGAGTGAGTAAATAAATAACCTGATCCACGGCCTCCTCGATAGCCATATCTATCAGTCCTTTCTTTTCCCATAAATGACCACCGTGTTCCCGAACACCAGCCATATATTTCTGTGAAGCGATTTGGCTAAATTGACCTAAGATTTGTCTAATATGCTCTTGGTAGGTCATGGATTTTAGGGTGTAAAAAATTAATTTCTGACCTGTATTTTCGATAGCAGGTTTGGCACATTCCCTTAGGGCCATCTGCTTCTCTGATACAGTCTTCGACGATACATTTTTGGGGGAGTTTGTATAGTCTGTCTCTCATGTTATTTATAAAAACTAGGCATTGGACAAGTTGCCTCTGTATAACGTCCTTGATTCCATCTGGCGATTGGACCCCAAGCGGTAGCTCTCTTATTCTTGATGGCCCACACCGTAGTTCTAATAGCCTGATCGTTATTAAGGGGAGAACCGATAGTTTCAGTCAACCCCTCTTTAATCATTAATTTTCTATATCCGTTCCAAGTCTCTTGATGAAATTGGAGAATCCCGATGGCTAAACCGCCGTCTCCTCTTCCGGTGTCTCCATTGTGTTTACTCTCACGATTCAAAAGGCAGTGCATAATCATTCTCATTTCACTCCGTTGACTTTTAGTGGAAAAGAACTCGTCAACGTATTTAGAAACCCACCTATCAACTTGAATAAAATAATCCTCTTCCACCGCTTGAATCTCTTGGACTTTAATTTCCACTGGGGGGACGGGTTTGATTTCCGGTGGAGATATTAGTTTTTGGGTATTCCATCCTTTAAGCGTAGCGACTAAAATACAGATGGCTAGGAATGCAAGCACAATAGCACCGAGATAAGTGTTGAGTTTGTGATTTCTAGCCTTTTTTATTCTTTGTAGTCTTGTCATAGATTTTTAAATTAATAACCCCACCCGAGAAGAAGAGGGAGGTTGGGGTGTCGCTGGCGAGAACGGCAGGCAACTTCCCCCATCTTTTCGAGTGGTGAGTCTTGAGACTCGGAGAAGAGGGATGGGCAGAACAATGTGTATAAATGCTCCCTCTCCCTTCTCTCCAAGGCCCAAGAGCCTTGGCAATAACGTGTAACCTGCTTTGCTCATTGAAAAAGAACCTCCTTATTAGCCACTAACATTCGATAGATACAGTCGTTGGTCTTTTGGTTGTAGATAGCCATTGACTTAGATTTGATGGTCATTTCATCGTCCATCTCTTGAGAAAAACTAACAAGGTAACCTAAAACTCTAGTGGTTTGGTAGAAGTATTTATCGTCTTTTCTAACCGTAGGAAAGTTCATGGTCATAAACTGAGACTTGGCTTCATTCCAATCCCCATAGTCTCGGTGATTGAGTTCTTTGGCTCTTTCGTAACAGGCTTTAAAGACATCGCCTTTCCCTTTGGCTTCAGCCCACTTCATTACTGACCAAAGTTTGTAACCGAATAAATCTTTAACGTGTTCGCATTCTGCTAATGTCATAGCCTCTCCTTTGGTAAAAAAGTAATTTTTCAGGATTGTTACGAATGTCTAGGATTTGGTTAGGTTCAAGGTCTTTTAAAGATGGCTTTTTATTATCTTTTTCATCCCACTCGATCTGTTTACTTACCCAATTTCTCAGTGCGGCTAGTTTGTTGGCGTATTTGTCTTTTCCTTTAATTTCAATATCGTTAGCCAGTCTGTCTAAAACCCTTTCAACGTATTTGGTAGTAACTTTGTATTTTTCTGCAACTGCTTTTATTTCATCTTCCTTAATATCACTTATATTTCTATATTTATTAATATTATTATTAATATTATTATTAGTATTAGTATTAGTGTTAGTATGGGGGGTACCTAAGGGTGGACTATGGGGTAACCCCCCCTCTCCTTCTCCCTTAAATAAGGACTCTTTTACATTCTCTGGAATCAGTTTTAACTCTCTTTCCTTAGCAATTTCAGTGCTTCCTCTAAAAGAATTGTAGCGTTCAGAGTTTACAATATAGACCCAATCCTTATAAAATTTAACCTTAGGATAGAGTTCTTTTTTAGTTTTATCTGTGTCTTTTATTCGAGCTTCACTTTTTAACGAATAGTCGCTGATCTGATAACAACCAGAGAAACCAATGAGGTCATTGGTAATGAGGTATAAAAATAACTTTTGTCCTTGGTCGGAGAGAGATTGAAACCAATCGTCTTTCCAAGTTTTAGTCCAAAAGATTCTAGTTTTCATTAGTTGCCTTCAAAGAAATCTTTAACCTCTACTTCTTCAGTCTCGTACTCACAAATCTCTAAAATATCCCCAAATAAACTACCGGTAAAAGTTTCTCTTTCCTCAAAAATAGAATTAGCAATGTCTCTTACTCTTTTTAAACCAAGTATGTCGATATAGTGCTGTAACTTTTTTTCCTTGAATCTTACTTCAAGCGCATTTTTAGTTTTCATCTAGGCTCCTCCAAGCATGTGATGAATTTTTAAGCGGTCAGGAGAGCTTAGTAGCGGTGCTTTGGCGGGACAGGGCTACCAAGCAGTCTCCTCACCGTTTAAAGGTGAGGGAGTTTTATGTTTGTTTTTCAAAGTATTTTTTAATGAGAAACTTTTTAGAAGGTTCAATGAAAGCTAAATCAGCTGGAGTGGGGGTCACCTTTGCTCCCAAATTTGTGACATATTGAGTGTTTCTACCTGTCCCTGTTCGATTGATAATTACTTCATATCCATTGGGATCGATTCCTTTTTCTCGGGCCTCCTTACAGATAGCATCACCTATCATTGGTCCAACATCTAAAACCTTTACTTGTCTTTCTTTGGGTAAAAAGGCAATCCAAATCCACTTGAGTTTTGGTTCGTTCCCTTGTAAACAGAATTTACAATCGGGGGTTTCGGTACAGTCTCCAAGCGGTACATAACCCTTAGCGGTTTTCATACCGTGCTTTTTAACCATTCCGCCACCGGAAACTATTACCAGCCTTGTTTCTCCTTCTAAAAATCTAACAAAATCGGAGGGCTTAGTATATGTCTTATAATCTATTTTATGCATACGATTATTTTTTAATATTTAAACTTATAATGTCGGGGTAAACATCTATCATTGGAGGTTCAGGAATTTTGCCGTTATGCATAGAGAGATAAGTTTTGTAAACAGTCTCAAATTCACTAAAATCTCTAATTATTTCTTTAAACTCGTAACCAGACTTATGTTTAGTTCCAGTCCGAAGTATTGCCATTCTATTAACTTCAATTCCGAGAGTCTCTAGCACGGCCTGTTTATAGGCAGCAACTTGAATTTCATAATTCCAATAGATTCCAGCTGAGGTCTTAAAATCAATTAACCAGACTTCACCATCTTTTTCACAGAGACAATCTAGGGTTCCGGCATATTTATATTTGACGGAAGCTACTACTTGTTCTGTTTGGATTTTAATGGGTTTAAAGTCTTCAAACCATTGAGCAAAACTTAATATATGTTTCTTCTCCTTGGTTGTTTGATAATCATTAGCAAGGTTTAATTCGACCCCATTCAAGAGTTTTTCATAAGCATCGTGCATTTTAGATCCAAGGGCTAAAGAGGTTTTTGATATTTCGTCGGCGCTTTCAGGAGTGTTATTTAAAAAGAATTGTCTTAAGCCGAAGGCTGTTGGAGCGGCTTCATCGATAATTGAAGTAACACCAGGATAGAACTCATCATTTACAAAATAATAATGACTATCGTCAATTTCTTTTCTGACTATATTAATTTTCATATTCGTTTGAATTAATAATTGGTTCAAAATGCTCACATTTAGGGCACATTGAAACTCTTTTGAAAACATCATCTTCTTCAGGTGAAGTTGTTTTTATAACAACCTCAACCTCTTTCATTTCTGTATTACAGTTTGGACAGATCATTTTTTAAATGAATTAGTAACCATTTCTGTAATCTGAGAAGCGACTTTTAATCCGTTTTGATTACCTTCCTCAAATCCAATATCATAGGCTTGGCTAATTGCGGAAATAAAACTTTCTTTAAGTTCTCCCAAAACACTTATCTTTTCATAATGTTTTAGTAATTGTTCTTTGGTCATTTTTCCTCCTTATGGAAGTCGGTGTAATATTTAACTTTTGAATTAACTTTGGAATAAATTGGATAAGCCCTGGTCGCCCCAGTAGCACAGACATATCTGCCAGATTTAAGACTTCTATATCTCTTGCCATAAGTTCCGGTGATATATTTTCTCCAAAACATTAAAAAATATTGGTCAATAGTCATTTGCCCTCCTTTAGTAATTTCTCAGTCCAAGACCAGTCAAGAGTTCCGGGGGCAACAAACTTTTTATTAAAGTCATCCCAGACTCCATTTAGACCATCCCATTTTTGGACTTTTGGATTGGTTGTATTCATAAAATGTAAGATAATGACCTTAGCCATTAGCTACCTCCGTTAAACTAATAAGGTGTTTAATAGGCGCTTTGATACTTCGGAGTGAGCGAGGAATAAGGAAGAAATAATGAGTTCGGTTTAAATAATCGGCAAATGAAATGTGCCAGTCTCTTTGATGAATTATTTTAGGCGTTCTGGACATAATTTTTATCGTCAACTTAACTGTTGATTGTAGGTTAATTTTACTCCTTTTACAAGCGTTGTCAAGCGACAAATTAGGTTCAAATTTTGATTTGCCTCATTTGACTGGTTTCGATATACTTTTAGCTAGGTGAATGACAAAAATCGAAAAACAAATCTCTACACTAACAAAAACTTATGAGATATAAGACACTTCAGAAAAATTGATTAATGATGTCGTAAAGCGAGACGTTTAGGCTTGGTCACGTGAAGGTAATACCACTTCCGGTATTCTTTAATCTTTTCGGGATGACTGTCTCGATACCTTTTCTTGGCTCTTTTTTCTGCTTCTGTCAACATAACTTATTATAGCACGAATCTATCCCTTGACTAGCAGTAAATTAGCAGTAAACAATTTTGATTGCTAATGTCGCCTATGACTTCTTCTCTTATTTCTTCTGGCTTGTGGCATTCTATTATAGTCTTGACGTTTAAAGCATTCCTGGGGCATCTCAGAGCGTGTTACGAGCCTTCCGTCGGGGTGTAAGAATAAGTTTTGGTCTATGGCGAGTCTGTCGTGATAGTAATGTAATGATATACATGATACAATATAACTATGAAGTTTATAAATATAAGTAAAGGGATGAAGGCAATCGTTGATGATGATAATTACAAATACCTTAAGCAGTTTAGTTGGTATTACTCTAAAAGTGGATATGCTTTCAGAAGGTTAAAAACTTTTTACAAAGATAAGCAGAAACATCTTTCCATGCATAGAGAAATTATGGCTGAAGATATAAGAAAATCTAAAAATAAAAAACTTGTTGTTGACCATATAAATAAAAATAAACTTGATAATAGAAAAGAGAATTTAAGGTTGGTTACCCAAAGTATAAACGCACTCAATTGTAAAGTTAGAAAAAATAATACTTCTGGATATGTTGGAGTTAATAAAACTAAAAATAACGGTAGAATTAGAAAAGACGGAACCAGAGCTTTTTGGATGTATTGGAGGGCTTATGTTGTTGTAAATAACAAACAAAAACATATTGGACTTTTTAAATCAAAGGAAGAGGCAATAAAAAAGAGAAAAGAATATATGAGAGATAATAATTATTTGTGTTGATATCGCCTTCGTCTTCTTTTAGGCATTCTATTATAAGCACCTTGTGTATATAAATCACTAGGGAGTTCGTCTAACTTAACAAATCTACCGTTATAGAAAAATTGACGTTCAGTTATGGCTTTACTATCCGCAACCTCATGGCAGTCGTCCTTGCTACCTATTCCCTTTCCCGTTTTCCCATTACACAGTCCCACCGCATTGGCTCTATTATCTCTCCCCGTTATTCCTATTCCTTTCAAGGCATTTTGGGGGACGATATGGTGACATTCTAATCTACCCATACCCCCACACATGGCACATATTCCATCTTGTTCTTCTCTGACTTGTTTTTTGATTTCTTTACTAAAAGCGTGAAACTCTACCTTTAACAACAGTGGCATTGAACCGTAAAAGTTTTCAGACTCACTCCTCATGGCCTACATCAGGAAAAGTAACAGTTTCGTCGGGATTGAAAATCATCATAGTTTTGCGAGTTTTTATAGAATTACAAGCAATTCCCCAACCAAACAAAAGTGAGGCCTCTGAGCCGTCAGCGACATAAAGTTCCTGCATTTCATCGGCTTGATATTCAACTCCGTTTTTAGGACCACCTTTTATTCTCACCACTACAAATGAACACCGAGGGACTTCTTTAGACTTTCCAATTAAGATATTTTCGGGCCCCATAGTCTTACCATTGGTAAACAAATTAAGTGTTCAAAACAGGGCTTACCGCTAACCTCGGTGTAAAACTCATCAGCGACTATTCTTCGTATCTCCTCAGGGCTTTTACCCTCTTGAAAGAGTTTCAAATTTTCAACGTGTTCCTGACATAAATTACAAATTCTACGTTCCACTTTGTCTCCTTTCCATATCGGGGATAATTTGACTTAAATCTGAAATAGAACGGATAAAGAACTCACCAAAGGCTTTTTGGCCGTCAATGCGTGTGATTAGTCCTTCAATTTTTCTTTCGGGCATGGAGGTTTTTAACTTCTAACTGAGTCTCAAATGCCTCTACTGCCTCCTCCATGGTGTAATAGGCAATCATTCTTCTTTTATCAGGAAATAGAGCTAAGGTAACTCCACCTTCACTTCCACTTCCACCCATACCGTGTTCAGGACTAAATTCATCGTTAGTCTTATAAGTTCCCCCGACGACTATCAATCTATCCTTCCCCCCCGAGTTCAGGTGTTCGACACTCTTTTGATGAGTATGACCAAGGAAGATAATATCAGCGTCAGGGTGTTCGTTGTGTAACATTCTCTTACCCCCGTTAGTGATGTTTATCTTTGACGTCCCCCAATGCATGTGGGAAATCCCCATTTTATACTCTTGTTTACCGACTTTAATCTTGACTTCTCCTCCACAGTTTAAAACTGGAGCTTGAAAGTCTCTCAACCAAGTATTTTCAAATTTATACCCTGCCCCACGTAGCCATTGATTGTGATTTCCGAATGAGAAAGCGATTATTTTCTTTTGGTCGTCTAACTGTTTAAATAACTTTTTAAATAAAAATCCTTGCTCTTGAGGGTTTAAAGGGTTTTCATAAACTCCTGTTGCGGCTTTAGTATTGACCATAAAGTGATCAACTTCATCGCCGTTGTTAATGACGTAAAAATTAGGTAACTCTCGACAGCGGGTATAGTCTCTTAAAAAGGCCTTGTAGTCAGTGTGAATAGATCCCAAATGGTCGTCAGTATTAAGCCAAACATATACAGGCAAATCAGGATGAGCAGGATGTAATTCAACTGAAGCCTCCCTTTGACCGACTTCTTGCTGTTCATAAATTTCTTGAGCATCAGCTAAATGGTGTAACATCCTCTCTTCATCTATTAGAGGAATTTTTTTATTAGTAAACCTTGTCCCCTCTTGGGGAAGAATTAATATTTCATCACCCTTTCCGTTTATGACTAATTTTTCTTTCAACTTTATGTTGAATACAGGGCTTTATCTATCGTTTGATAGAATATAGTTACCAGAGGGGGCCCGTCTAAAGCACCTCTGGTTATTTATTCAGTATGGTTTTGTTTCCAAGGTCATAGAAGCCTCCGGCTGATAGACCTAGAATTAAACAACCCATGATTGAATAGTAGAGATTGAGACCGATTTCAATGAAAACCGGAAGAGCGATGAATCCGAGAATAACGTTTATAATCGGACACCATTTTTCTTGCAAACCAACTTTTTTTAGGAGTTCATTTATCCCAATGAATATAAGAGGGAAAATAGAAATTATCCCTGCGGGGTTAAGATTTTCTATCATTTGATTTTAGTTTTTTAACTAATAACTTCAGGCCATAGCGAATATGTTGAATCGGGGTCATATTATCAAGTTCCTTCAATTCCTTTTTAGCGTCCTGATACCACCGCTGGTAATCATTTTTATCTTTAGTCATTAATTCTAATTGCTCCTGCATACTTTCCAAAGATTCGTTAGCAGTCATATACTGACTCTGCCAAGTCTGAACCTGTTTTTGTTCTTCGTCTAGTTTATCGGCTAATATCTGCTTCTCACCCTTTAAATCAAGTATCTCCTGAGCCTCCTCGTTAGCGATTTTCTTTAATCCCTCATGTACTATCTGCAAACTTATTAAGTCTTTGTAGGCCTCTACACAAGCTCTGGACGCACCTTCGTAATTTCCATCTTTAATACCCTCGGTGCGGTCCTTAAACTGTTTAAGAATAACTAAAGCCCGTTGTTCATCTTCTGTGATAGTTGGAAAGGTAACTTCGGGAGTAAGAATGGGTTTGAGAAAACCGATAACGTTAGTGTAATTTTGAGACTCTTCTTGAAAGTTTTTTGATGACCAGTTTTGAGCCAAGTTCTTTAATACGGTTTGGGTACAACCCCTATCTACGATGGCTATGTGGCCTGATGTGTTCCCACTCCAAGGTTTCCAAAC